ACATAAAAGAAGCTAACGAGCTGATCGCCGCTGAACCTGTTGTCCACATCAAACTCAACCTGATAGCCGAGCTTGTTCACAAAGATTTCCTTGTAGTTATAGGCTCGTGTCAGGAGTTTCGTGTCATAAGCCGTCGTCTGGTCGCGGTACTCAGACTCCGTAGCCGAATACTCAGCCACATAGTCCAGCCACGTATAAAGTTTACCAGTGTTGTCCCCGAACTGGAGACGAATCTTGCCGCCGAAAGCTGTCACCGCAAAGCTCCGAGGCTCCCAGCCCTGCCAGAAGCCGCTCCATGCCTTCTGCTCTGCGTTATAGACAAACGTAGTGTCCGGCTCAGTAGATAAGTCCAGTGGAACCGAAAGCATATAACGATTCAGATAGAACACCCCGCAGGACTTGCCAATGTGATCCTTGTTGACGCGCTCCATGAAATCGTTCAGGGGAGCGGAGAGCGGGGAGGAAACATCTGTCTGTGTCCCAGCCTCGATGGTCGATAACGTCCTCACACCATCACGGGACAGGAAGAACACATCCGGCCCAACCTGCTGCACACTCTGGTGAGCTATGCAGCCTGTACGGTTATTGATTAGCTTGATCTGCCAGTCACTAACAGCTTGCGAGGGGTCAGCGTCCACACTCCACACACTACGCCCCTTGAACACCAGAATCTTGAAACCGAACCACGGGACTAAAGCCGTAATCGGGTCGCCATCGCCTGTTCCCACGCGGATACTGTTCCCCAGTAAATCCCATGACTCACCATCAAGAACGTCAGATACAAATAAAGTGTCAGCGGTGTATTCCGTTGTCGATGCTGTGCAGCAGAAGAGTCGATTGGAATGACTCATCAACAACTTAGGCTTCGGCGGTGTCTGCGAGAGATGAGCTATGGCTGTGCAGTCTGTTTCAGGCGTGCCTCCGCTTGAGATTGTGACCAGTGGTGGGGCGGCAAAGGCGTACCCGCTCCCCTGAGTGTCCACGGTAATTTCAATCACCCTGCCGCCGTACCCCAACTTAGCGGTAGCCGCAGCAGCCCCGCCTCCGCTTATGGCTACTGTGGGAGCAGAGCTGTACCCCAACCCCTGCTCCGTAACCTCAATGCTCGTCACCTTGTTGGCGGATACCGTTGAAGCTGTTCCTCCCTCAATGTATTTCAAGCCCAACACACCGTCACAGTAGTACATCCGGTCAGTCAGTTGAGCGAAATAAACGTCTGTGGCATCGGAAGAAAATACCCCAGTCGTGTCAGTAATCGTTCCAGTCTCATCGACATACTTTATCTTGAAATTCGGGTCATCACTCTCAGCGAGAATGATCTGCTCGGAGGACGGAGTGTCGAAGTAGGCGATCTTAATTATGCCGCCTGTCAGGGCTGAACTCCACTCCTCACTAACGTCTTCCCACCGATCCCCGGTTACATCCGTGTCGTCTGTCATATCGCTCCAGATGCCATCAATGGTTCCTCCCAACAACTGTGCGACACCCCTTCGGGTTGTCGCATTGCCGAACGTGTCAAAGTCCACGTTCTTGCCGAAGTCAAACGCGCCCTCCGCTATAACATTCTTGCGGACGTTACTCGCCTGACCACCAGCAAAGCTGACATCACCATCCAGTGCGATGGGGTCGTCAGTTAGGTTGTTGTCAATTTGTGCCATTAGCTCTTCGGCCCGAAGTCAGCCATCGTATCCCTGAAGCTGTGCATATCATACACATAAGGTATGATCCTGCTGGTGGACTGCATCTGGCCCTTCTCCATGTCCCTCATAATCTGAATGTGAGACGCTGCCTCAGTAAATTTAACCTGTGCCTTGCTGTACTGCCTTGACCTCTCCAGCATATCACCTTCCGCGAAGGCGAGGAGCGCATTGTCCACCCCGTTGAGGGCGGGGCTGTCAGTGTCTCCCAGTTCAACGAACTTTAGCTTACCCAACACGAATACAGTCCCGGCACTCTTAGGCACAGGCACAGGTTTGATTCTGCATTTGCCTCCTGAATCTTTCGGGAGGTTAATAAAGTTTGTCGGGTTAGCCCTGCGATTCGTGACGTTCTCCCACGCATTCGGGTTTATCTGGAAGAAGGTCATCCAGCTATCGTTGAGCAACATGATCCCATCGTCCTTGCCTGTCTCAGTAAACTTCAGTGCGACAGGGAAATCTATGAAGGTGGTCGGGGTGGATGAGGACTGGTAAAATGTAATGCTAGGAACCCCGTCCAATACGATCTCAGTGTCCTCAGCCGCGACAGCCTTGCTGGAGACACCCATCGTCTCCGTCCATAGGCCAGAGTCCCATACCATCTGGTAACGGCGGTTGATGAAGTCCTTGCATATCGTCACCGAGTCCGGTGCGGTATCCGAGAGCTTCGTTGTTACAAAGTCTGCTAATTCAGTTAATGTCATGTCTATCCCATTACTACTACTTTTAGGTATGCGCCCGCCCACGTTGCTCCGATCCCGGAACCGCTGGAATTACAGTTAGCATATCCCGAATCTGCAAGCTGCACCACGCAGGAATTGGTACTAACGCTCGTTACAAACCCCCCATAAGTCGGCCCAGAAGATAGAAACATACCATCGACTTTTTCTGAATTTGTATCCGAGGCAGATGTATTGGCCCACATTGCAACATTTATGTCGGTTGTTCCTAGATTATGAGTGATTGTATGAGTTGAGCCGTTTGCCACCGTGACACTGCCGTGAGATGTGGCCCATGCCGCAGTATATTTAACCCCAGCCGCAACCCAGCTCGGATTCGCCGCCGCCCCACCGCTCGCAAGCACTTGCCCCGCCGTGCCAGTACCCAGCCGCGCAGGTGCGCCACTTGCGCCATAGTAAAGTATGTCACCCTGTGTCCCGTCTTCCAACATCGACAGCTCTACTGCGTTGGCCTGAATAACCCCTGCCGCAGTCACGTTCCCTGAGCCATTAAAGGATGGAGATGTCCATGCAACATCTCCTGTCATTGCAATAGTTCTTCCGCTGGCTAGAGCCGTAGCCGTGCCAGAATTTCCAGTACAGCTCCCTGAGCTTCCGCTGGCGTTGCCCGTTACGTTGCCAGTCAAGTTGCCCGTCACGTTTCCCGTGACAGCCCCAGTCAAGTCACCCGTCACATCACCCGTCACATCACCCGTCACATCACCTGTCACATCGCCTGTAACATTTCCAGTAACATTCCCCGTAACATTTCCAGTGACATTCCCCGTCAAAGCTCCTGTCACTCCAGCCGTAGCCGTGACTGCTCCGGTAAGGGTTGAGACGCCATCTACCGTCAGGGTTCCAGTAGACCTGACCGCCCCAGTGGACAGGTCTAGCGCAGTGTCCGTTGCGTCCCCGTCCTGAATGGTGCGCAGCGTTCCGTCTATGCCGCTACTGTCCACCTTCAGCAGAAGGTCGTATGTTGATGCTACAGTTTGTCCTGTTAATGTTGCCATATCAATTTCCTCGTTCTATTTCTGACTCTAGTTCTGCTATTATATCCAATGCTTCCCTCACCCAGTCAGGAGCCGCCAGTGTCGCCGCCTGAAACTGCGGGTGAGCTATCATCCTCTCCCCGTTGTCCAGACGCGGACTCAAGCACCCGGTCAACAGCAGCGCGATTACGATCCCGCTTAACTGCCAACCTTTCCAATGCCTGTTTGTCATCCAGCTTATCTCCAATCCTTTCCACGGCTTCCACCAGCTTCGGTAGAGCCGCTAAACCCCTCAATGCTTCCAATATCATTTCTTCGCAGCATATTCCTTCAGGGCGTCCACTACCGACTGCCCGCCAATGTACGCCGGAACAATTATCACAACCGCACCGATGAGCTTGTCAGCCACATCAGGTGAGACGTTGAGCCATTCAGTTGCCATGACTATCAGCAATCCGCCAATCGCCATCCACAGTTTCCTTGATTTCAATTTATCTTTCATTCGTCCTTTAATAGCTTCGCGAGCTTCACCGCTGTCCACGCAATCGTGATTGCGAGCAGCAAGATCGACAGGCCAGTTTCCACGGAATCAAGAGTGGTCGCGCCCAGCACGGCCCCGTTCACCCCGCAAGTTTTTATTGTGTCTATCATTTCGCATCCACCCTCAATCTTCATCCTGAAACTGGTTCCTGCGGCTGCCACGTGAAAGGCCGAG